CGTACTCCTGGTCTTCTGGGTCAAATCCGGGGGGTTCCAGTGCTCCCGCTGGGTCGATGATGAGGATGTCCCCTTCCTTGACCCCTTCCTGCTGGAAGTTGATCTGTCCCGGATCGAGCCCCGCGTTCGTGTCCGTGAAGCGATTGATGGACGCCTCGTAGACCAGCGCCTTCCACTCGTCGAAGTCCGCTGGGGTGTGTGGGTCAGGCAAGGTGGCCACATACTCCGCCCAGGTTCCTACGTCCGCTGTGTCCCAGAGGATGAATCCTCCGTTGTCTGGATAGTCCGGGCTGTCCGGGTTGGCAGGGGTCCACTCCATCGTCCGCCGATAGACCATCACGTCTGTTGTCAGTTCGAGCAGTTCCTCGTTGGACTGCTCGTGCGGCACAGGAGCAATCCGCATGAAGACCTGGAAGGCCAAGCCGGACCAGTCAGGATGGCTATCGGGTGCCGTGCCCACCAAGCCGGGTGGCCGCAAGGACAAGGTCTTGGCATCTGTGATGGTGCCGATCTCAGCCGTGGCAATGACCTCACCCGTTATCGGATGAAGAACCCGGACCTGGTCACCTGGGTTGATGTTGACATCGTCGTTGTCGAAGCCGCCGAGCTGGGTGCCCTCTCCTTCCGCCACGAAGGTCGCGAAGTTCCCAGTCCCCGTGTAGGAGTCGATGGTCCCGTAGCGAATCTCGTAGCAGAAGCGGAGCGCCTGGAGGTTGGTCGAGAAGTCGTCGAGTACATCGTGCCATCGACGAACCCTGCGAACAGAGAACGCCACGCGGTTGTACAGCGGGTCGCCCCAAGTCGCAGTGTCGGTAACGAAGTCCAAAGACCCGCGAGAACCCACAGCGGAGTCCGTCAGGTCTACACCTGGGATGACAGGCGGCCCGTCCGCCTGGTCGCACGAAACACGAGGAGAGAAGACGAGCCCTTCACCTGGGAAGGCTGAGTCTTCCGTGCCGTCGTCGTTCAGGTCCCCAACCGAACGTGGGAAGGAGGGCTCCAGGAAGATGCCCGCCTCGGCGTAGTAGCCCGGAAGGTCTGTCTCTGTGCCTCCGGTATGGTCGAAGAACGAAGTCGCCACCTGACTGGTAGGCATCAAAGCGAAGATGGCCGTGTCCAGCGCGTCTGCTACCAACTCAGCCGTCTGGGTAAGCGTCTTCCACATGTCATCGGTGACATCTGACAGGTCGAGCAGGAGAGCGCCGCCTTCATGAACGAACTCTGGCTCCTCTTCCCGGAACTCACCCTGGTGGTTGGGCACAGCAGCTTCTTCGAGGACCATGCCCACATCTACTGCATAGGTGCTGCTGGTGGTGGTGACCAGGTTCCCGCTCGGGACAGACCACTCAGAGTAACCAATGTAGTCAACAGGAGCCCCAGCCAACACAGAGTCCAGGTCATACAGCGAGGGGACCTTGATGCTGATGGCTGAGAACCCAAGGAGGGAGACATCATTTGCCGAGCCATAGTCGGTGTGCTCAGTGTGCCCAGTGACGCCCTTGTTTGGGAGTCCGGCTCCAGTGATGTTCAGGGGCATCCGTTGGATACCGAAGAGCCGCTTACCCACGACACCCTCGATCTCCTCCTCTTCGTCACCTACCAGTTGAGCGAGAATCTGCTCGTTGGAGTAGGCATAAGGAGCCACAGAGAGGAGTTGCCCACACGCATCGGCCACCGTACTAAGGTCAATCTTGAAAGATGTCTCCCCTGAGGTGTGCGTGTAGTCCGCTTTGAAGACCCTTGTACAGAAGGTCTCCACAGTGTCGTCAGTCTGCGGCGTAGAGCGATAGATGTAGAGTGGGTTGCCGTTGCCCACCCCCGTCGTGCCCACGTCATCCCACGCGCCGTGGAGTTCATGCCCTTCCCAGGTCACCAACTCATCGAAGTGGATGATTGCGTGGGTGCCTGAGTCGTCCTCCACCTCTGTGATGGTCGGGAAGTAGGACTGCGCCCAGGCCGTAGGTCCTGGAGCAGGAGCGACAAGAGTCATTGCCCGGACGCGAGCCTCGGCAGGCTTGGCATCTTCCGCAGGAGATCCTGGGTTGGCGTCATAGGTGTCTGTGATTGCGTTCGAGGAGACCGCGTGTCTGACCAGATAAGTCCCCTCCTTCACCGTAGCCGCTCCGTCAGTGAGCAGATCAAGCTCGTCTTCTGGGGCAAAGTTGACAGCAAGAGTGTCCCCAGCCATGACTTTGGAGGGGTTGAAGGAGGATGACCCGTCCTCCTTCGTGTAGACTCGGATCTTGTTGGCCCACCGGGAGTCACGAGCCCAGACAGGCGTCGCGTCTTCCCAAAGGCGGTCCATGACCCCGGAGCCTTTGCAGAGGAACACTGAGTCGTCCTGGGCCACCTCTGAAGAGGGCATCGCTGAGAACGTCGCCCCAGTGAAATCAATCTCTACGTTGCCGTGACCCTCCCAAGGCATGACCTTGAGAGCAGTCACCCCTGCATGAGTGTCTGTGACGAACCCCACGCCGTTGACAGTGTCGGGTGTTGTCCCATCACGGCTCTTGAAGGTGAACGGGTCACCCGCGTTGACGCTGTCGGGGTTGTTGATGGTGAGGTGGACCTCCTGCTTCGAGACAGGATTCATATCCTCCTTGAACAAGGTGCCTTCCACCTGACTGACCTCAAGGCGAATCTCGAAGTCAGTGTCGCCCGCACCTGGTCCGTGGGTGTCCCAGAGAGGGTGCTTGGTCCCTCGGGGCCAAGCCAAACGGAAGTCGAAGTTCTCAATGAAGCTCAACCTGTCCGTGTCGATGTAGGCCGTCTTCCCCTTGACGACCTCGAACTGCATGGTGAAGTCGAGGAACAACTCGTTCCCCACGTCATCCAAACCGTAGGTCCAGAAGTGGTCCGCGTCGTAGTCGGGGTTGGGGTCGCCAGCGTTCGGGTGACCGGGTGGGAAGAACTCCTCGTCCCCATCGGTGTCCTCCTCCTCTGACTCGAACAGGTCGAAGGGGAACCACTGCGCGGTGGTGAACTCGTCGTAGTCGGGGTCTGCCGGGAAACCGTAGCCGCCGTCTCCTGGCATATTCCCCAGGGCGTCCACAGGGTCCGTGTGTTCATCACTCGGATGAACCGTCCTGATGATGAGCTTACTCCCATCGAAGTAGATGCCCCCATCGTTGTCCGGGCGGATGATTCGGACTTCCGTGACGGGGTTGTTGCTTGTATCAGTTGCGAAGGCCCTCTGCCCACCAGCAACGTGGTCGTACACGCTGAGGAAGAAGACGGGTTCGGAATGAGCGCCGTCGATGTCAACGATGTGCCCGGAGGTTCCTGCGGTCCCCACTCGGAGTTGGATGGTTGCCCTGGCCATCCCATCTCCTGGCTGCGGGTCGGCCAAGTCCAAGGGTCTCGCCAGTATGTCGAACTGGATCTTGGTGTCCTCTGCACAGTTCGACAGGACTGAGTTGAGACCGCCTTCAGGCCAGTCACCGACGGAAGGGTCAAAAGAGCCGCCTCCGTCACCGTCATCCAAGACCAGGAACCCTGCCCCAATAGAGGCCGTAGAGATGTGCGTCTCGGTGTACCTGTCCGGGTAGTTCGGGGGGTCGGTGTCATGACCAATGACCCATTCGTCTACTCGAAGCCCCGCCAGGTAACCCGTGCTGTGGTCGCTCCAAGCCGTGGCGTTGGCAATCGTGTACGAAATCTCCGCGCCTTCGGTAGTCGGGCTGACGAATCGAGGAGGCTCGATGTATGTCTCAGGACCATCGGAGGGCACAACGGCCCCAATCTCCAAGATCCCTTGGGAACCTGGGGGAAGGGCTGCGTTATCGTCGTCCGGCTCAATCAAGAGCAAGTCGTAAGACCTGACATCCCCAACCCCGGTGTGGGCCTCATACGTTCCGTTCGTTGGAGAAAGGTCTGCCTCCGTAGCCATAGCCGCCGGGTACGGACCATCCGGGGCAACCGACCCATCCAAAGACAGGACCTCATCTGGGTACACCGCCTTATGGACGTGTGGCTGAGGTACGGGGAGGGTGGTGCAATCGGACAGCGCGATCCCGGTTACGGCACGGGCTGCTTCTTGGAGTCTCTGAAGCTCTGTGTTGTTGACGCCCATGTACGGGATCGTCCAGTCGCCATCGTCGTCTCGATTCTCACCGAGAAGTGCTGGTATTTCAAGGGGTTCCAGCTCGAAGTTACGGAACTCAACGATGGACTCAACTTCCATCTGAGGGCTCGGTGTCTTCTGACCCAGCAGGTCCTTGAGTCCGAAGAAGGTCGGGTCTGAGAAGCTGGGGAACGAAATGTCCCGGTACTCACCGCGCCGCATACGGACGCTGTAATCGAACCCCTTGCGGAAGTTGGGCATGGCCGATGCAATCATCGCCATGTCTTCAGCGGTCGGGGGGTCATTCAACTCGACTTCGACCCCGCCTCCGAGAGCTTGGGTAATCGTGTAGCCTCGAAGAAGCTCAATCGGCGGACCCCCGTCATCAGAGGTCATCTCTACGAAAGCGTTGCCATTGGTGATGGGGTCGTCCCCATCAGTGAACGTCATCACGCAGCCCTTGTAGATAGCACCAACAAAGACTGGCTTGACCTTGGTCATCCCAAAGATGTCCAGGGACACATCCGTGTGTCCCCCATCGAAGAACTCCCCAGTGGGCCTTCCGAACTTGATCTTCATCCCAGTCCTGAACCCAGGCGTACTGATCTCCCAGTCACCAGTAGTCAGGTCAGGCGCTCCACCATCCATCATGGTCGCGAGCTTCCCTACGTCAGGCTTGCCTTGCTCATCCAACGGGAAATCAACCAGCAGGTTGGGCGTCGCAACGATGGCTGGTTGAGGGTTGTTGGTGAAGTCCGAACCAAGGAGGGCGTCCCATTCCGGGAACCCCACAGAGCTGTACTTGTAGATGCGGGCGCGAGACGTGCGTGGGTAGGTGTCAATGTCCGTCAGGTCATTGATCTCCCCCAACACGGGGTTGGAGATGTTCCCAGAGGTCCTGAAGAAGGAGGACCGGAGCTTCCCTCCTCGGATGCCCAAGAACAGATGCTCGCCGTAGTCCCCAGCTTCTGGGTTGGCCCCTACGCCAGGGAAGAGGGTAGTGAACCCACTGGCCCGCTCGGGGAAGATCCGAGAGAACTCGTTGGGGTCGGCCATGCGCTCGAAGCGCCCCTTCGCCTTGATGATGAAATGAGGGAGGGGGAGGAACCTCAGTATGATTCGAGGCCGCTTACGGCCCACGATGATGAGGTCATCGAGGTCATTGCGGATGAGCCTCCGCTGCTGCTGAAGCATGAAGTCAAAGTCGTCCCCCTCTATCCAATCCCCTTCGACCTGCCCGTCTGTGTCAAAAGACGACGAGTTTGGGACGACGACCCAGTCGTCGTCCTGGATGTAAACTGAGGATGCCCCGCGCCGAGCGACGAAGACCTCAGTCCAGATGTTCCTCGGGACGATTCGGCCTGTGACTGGGTTCTCCCAACCAGGAGGGGTGAACTCCAAACCCTCGCCCACCCAGAAGCGGAACTTCCCATCTCGGTCGCCGACCATACGGCCTGAGATGTTCTCGGTGATCTGCTCGAACGCCACGATGGTCGCGTTGTAGAACGCCAGGAACTTCCGACCTGCTCGGTCGGTATCAAGTAGATGCTCACGTTCCACAGTGAGACCAACGCGGCCCTGCTCCCAGTTCTTGGAACCTCCCCACCCTCCCGTGGACGGACCAAAGGATGGATTCTTGGAGTTGGCTTCCTTGACCATGTCGAGGGCTACTTCGCCCATGTGGTCCAGGAGAGGAACCGTCCGGCAATAGAACGAGTCTGGGGACCGGAACGTGTAGGTTCCCAGGAGTGCCGCACCCTGCAAACCGTTGTCCTGGCTCGGGGCCACAGTGTGACGGAACTTGGTCGCAAACCGTGGGAAGACGACCTGTCCACGGTGCAGCTCAGGTCGTGCGGTGGTGATGCGTGTGCGTGCGAAGTAAAGCTGTTGGGTCGCCTGAAGCGGGGCCTGAAGCGGCTGCTGAAGGGTGATGTTCCCAGTCATGGGGTCCACAGCGTAGTGGATGCCTTCGGCCAAGGTGCGCCCAGGCTTCTCGGTCCCGTCGATGTTCCTCTCTCCCCACAGGACGACTTCGTAAGGGAGATCAGGAAGATAGGCTCCTGCCCCAATGTAGTCTATCGGAGCGGGTGGGTAGACGGGTCGAGTCGTAACCGAGACAGAGTCAGTGCCGTAGGTGAACCCCTTCGGGAAATCAGGGGTGACGGCAATGGTAGTCCTGCGCCCGTCGTCGCTGAGCTTGAGACCCACGATAGAATGTGGACACCCACCGATCTCAAGGATGTGGCCCGCCACGAACTTACCCATACAGTTAGCCACCACGACCAACTCTGTACGGCCCTTGGACACAGGCTCATAGACTGGCTCTTCGGCCAACTCAAGCAGGTCCTGAATCGGGACAAGGAACCCGCCAGGTCCGTCTGTTGCGATAGCGTCCCCGTCCGGGTCCACCACATGAGCAATAGGCTCAGCCGTATAGAGAGTCAGCGTATCGTTACCAGGGGCGCTGGAGCCCACACCAAGTCCGGGGACTGGAGGGAAGATCCCCACCGTCGTCAAGCCCGTCCCCGCGTCGTACTCAACACTCTTGAGGTAGAACGACGCACCGCCAATCCTAAGCAGCGCACCCTCTACTAAGTCCCCTGTGCGGTCTGACTCCAACTGGAACTCTTCGAGGCCACCCTCCAAACGGAAAGGGGGTCTGTACACCGGAGGTTTGGAAACGGTGTAGGAAAGCTCTCCTCCGAAGGCTTCGAGAACAGCGTAGCTGATACTGACGTTCGTGCTCTCCTCCACCTCGAAGAAGAAGTTGATAAGGCCGTTCTCGATGTCGATGCTGGCATTGTCGTAATCGTAGTTGGCTTGTTCAGCCCCGAAGTACGCCAGCGGGGTGACAGTGTCGAAGACGGTCTTCCCTTCTGGGTTGAACGAATACTGCTGTGCATTGATCCGCACGCAAGACTCACGTCGAACGTAAAGGGGCAGATTTTCGTTGATGACCGGAAGGACCTCCCCTTCATCGCCCGTCGCCAACTGACCAGCCTTGTCGGATACCCGATACTCCACCTCAACGATCTGACCAGGACCCAAAGGTTCCCGGAACATGAACGCTCCTGCTAAGGGGTTCAGATAGACATCCTTCTGTTGCTCGGTGATCATTTGAGCGGCCCAGTACAGCGATGCTCCTGTGTACTGGGAGAGGTCGGCAGAAGAGAGGTTCAGGTCCCCCGTGCCTTGGTTGACTTCCACGAACCCAGGTTCCAGTGAGGATGACGGGGTCTCGACGTAAACGACCTGCGCTTGGTCCTGAGAATCCAGAAGAGCCCCACTGAAACGGACTTCCCCGGTGCCGTCATCCAGGTACTCCGCGAAGTCTGGGTCCTCGGAGAACTCGGAGACACTAAGAAGCTCGACTCCGGGCCGGAGAACCTCCACGCCGACGTGTAGCTCGAAGTCCCCATCCAACACCCTCTGAGAAGTCGGATCTGGGATGTAGATGCCCGCGTTCGAAATAGTCCCGAGAGAGTCCATGTCCAACCAAAGGACTTCCAGCTCTGGGGAACCAAAATCGAGCCCGGCTCGAACTACGACCCTCCGTCCACTCTGAAGGTCCTTCCCTACAATGGCTTGCAACGGGTTCGCAGGATCCTGCTGAGACGGACAGTCGCCCACATAGGACACCTTCCGAATGTAGAACGGCTCCTCTGGGAGATGGTTGAACTGCTGGTAGACCTGGTCCGCCACGACCTGAGGGTCAATGACATCCTTCGTTTTCTGGTCGTAAATCTCCCAAGACATCGGAGCAGACCCCGAGTCGGCTGGGAAGGCTGGCTCAACCGTGATCACCTCAGCGGTGACATCCACGATGCGATACGAACCAGCCGCATCTCCGGTGTTCAACTTGAGACGGTCTCCAACTTCAATACCAGCCGCCACGAACCCCGCATCTGTATCGGTCAGTGTTGTGCCGTCCAGGTCGAAGAACCCCTTGGAACCATAGTGGGCCAACCCTCCGATTTCTTCGACCAAGACAGCCATCCCGGTCAGACCCTCCTGGGGGAGAAGGAAGTCTTCACCCGGCTGAAGGAGTGCAAAAGGGTCCCCGCCGAAGGATGCCCTCAGATAGCCGTTCAAGGCTGGGTGGAGCGTTTCCTCAACGATGCCCTGCCCACCCAGGTTCAGATACGACACGGGGGCTTCAGCGGCCCAGGAGGACCGCTTGTTGTCGAGCCATGCAAACTGTCGGTCCTCGAAGCGGTAATGGATGTCCTCCATCGCCTCAAGCCGCTTCCGATACGGACCTGCCTGAATCTCGAAGAAGACCCCATCATCCACCCCGGCGATGTCCACCAGGGGAATCTGCTGTATGAACGTAAAGGGGACTGGCTGCACGGTGGTCAGCATCTCCCCTTCGATGCGGCTCGTTGACTTGAAGTCCGGCTCGACCCCACTACCGTCTTCGTTGAAGGGGCTGCGCCAGAGACCAATGCTCTGACCGGAGTCAACCAGCCAGTTGGGGTCCAGCGCGGTGCCTTTGATTGAAGGGTCTATGGGAGCGGTGGTCTTCCACCCCGGCCCGAACCCAAGCGCCGCTGTCCCGGAGAAGTCTTTGACTCCATCCTGGCCGTAGAGAATCTCTACGGTGCCGTTAGTGATGTTGTTTGGGGCAATGACCAGCCGACCGTTGAACTCGTAACAGGTCCCCGCAGTGTTAGCGATAAGAGTGTCAATGGAGAGGGCTACCTCCGTAGCCGAATACAGCCCGCCCTCCTCTGTAACGCTTCCTGTGAGTTGGATAGCGTCCCACTCGAACACAGGGTCGTTATCTATGATGAAGGAGAGCTTCTCGTCGCCTCGTAGAGTGAATGGCCCCTCCTTCCGGGAGACCATCCGAGCGTCCTCTGCGTAGGTAGCTGGTGTGAAGTCCGCCTGGAGGAAGTACAACGGCTTGTCGTTGTACTTCATGAGGTCCTTGAAGCCGATCATCGCGTGAGAGTTGTTGGTGCTCCCTTCGGTGACGTAGACCTTGCCCCGGCGAATCATGAAGGGGAAGTCTGGTAGGTCATCGGCGGTGTCCCGAATGGACAGCTTCTCGAAAGGATGGCCTGGGACGAAGAAGAAGGTGTCGCCAATCCCCTTCACCTGCCTCATGAGCCCGGAGTCTCCTGGGCGAGTGTTCACAACGGTGTGTGCTGGTACTGCCCCTACCTTGTCTTCAACATGTAGAATCCCGGAAGTGCCGAGACCCTCGGGCTTGGCATCGGGGACGGAGAAGGTGAAGTCCCCGGAAATCACACCAAGAGAGGCGGCGGCGCGTGCAGGTTGTGACATCCGGTTCAGGACAATGCCGTCGTAGAACACCTTGTCGCCCACAAAGAGCTTATTGAAGTCGGGGTTCGGGCTATCTACATCCCCCATGATGGTCTTCGTCACATCAGCGGGGGAGAAGAGAACCATCCCCGTGGACAACGACACAGCCACGTTCCCAGTCTCAATGGTGACCTCGTCGGGGAGTTCGTTGTCGTTCTCAAAGTACGAGACCTTGAGCCAGCGTCGGCTCCCAATCCGCAAGAGTGCGTGGTCCGTGACGCCGGGGATGGGGGCAATAAACAGCGGAGACTGGTCCGCATCGGACAGCTTGCCCACCACACCCTTCGAGTCCTTGTTCAAGGTGCGGGGGATGTACCAGACCACCTGGCCCGCATACTCCATGAAGAGCGCAGGGTTCCAAACGATGATGCCGTTGGTTTCGCCTACGATGCCCGCTGGCGCAGGATCTCGGGACCCGAAGTCGTACTCCCCAGACGCGGCGATGTCGTCCGGGACAACTTCAATGCCCCTGAAGTCCGCCCCTGTCTCATCATCTCCAAGAGGGATGCTGTTGGCAGAAGGCATCGCCCCCAGTCGCAGCATCGCGTACTGGTCCTTGTCCAGAGAGTGGGGTCCAACCGCACCAGGCAGGTATTCACCAATCGTCAGGTTCTGGGGCTTGGGGGTGAGTTCATAGCTCTCATCGGGGAGGAGCCGACCCATGTTGATAGGCGCTCCTCCTTTGATGGGTTCCCACCGCTGGTCTTTTCCCTGCCAATGGAACCGCTCCATCTCGGGGTCGTTCCTGGTCCACCAAAATCGTGGGGATGCCAGGTAATAGACAACCTCTACGACGCGGTCCCCACGTTGCCTGGACATGGCAGGGGAGCTTCCGTCCATTGGCCTCAGCAAACCTCGGGTATTGGAGGTGTCGTTGATGGTAATCAGACCCGCCTCTGGGTCATCACAGGAGATGTCTCCACTGGATGTCGTGAGAGTCCGGTCGATCTTGAGGTCGTCGTCTCCCAGGTTGATGATGACCGCCAGGACCCCAGCAATGGTGCGCCCCCCATCGTCCGTGACGACCAAACGAGTGGTGCCATCCGAGATGGGGTTGATAACGGCAGCGGCCCCGTAGAAGGTTCCCGTGGGGGCGGTCTCCAGTGTGGCTTCAGTGTCTGACTCGACGGAAGCCACCCGGACGACGTAGAAGCCCGTAACGACGGAGGCCCCTTCGATAAGCTGAGAGAGGAACGAGGTCCCAGTCCCCACAAGCTGGTCGCTACCCGCAGTGAGTTGAACAGCTCCTACAAGAGGGAAGGTGTAGCCCTCAGCGTCGTCGGTGGAGACCTGCTGGGTTCCTGAAGGGATAGCAACAGTAGCGTCGTTGATGGGGTAGGTGGGGTCTTCCACCACGCTGAGGTTCGACGAGTTGGCGGAGAAGACGAGGTACTCCTCAAGCTGACCTTCTCGACCTTCGAGGATTGCGGAACGGTACTGGTCTACATACGGGCGAACCAGTTCGGTCGCTCCCCAGTGACTGATGTACTGGGCGCTGTAATCCGAGGACAGTGTCCTGCAATCAGCATAGATGCCTCCTGTCGTTGGAGCCGTAGACTTGCTGTTCGCAGGAGCCACACGGGGTCCCCTGAGGGTATGTCCGTCAAAGATTCCCACTTATACAACCATGCTCGAAGGGGTGGTCCCTACTCCTGGAGCGGGTCCGGCCCCAGCGGGAGCCACGACCCCAGTACCGAACCCAAGCATCGTGTTCAATGCGATCCCGTTGCCAATGGCCTGAGCCAACTGGCCTGAGTAGATGCCTGTGATACCCATCGCTGCGAAGTAGCCATGAATCTGCCCCCCGAGCGCAGGCCCGTTAGCGGAGACGATCTTGGCTACGTCAGGCCCCAGCGAGACACCTGCTGCTGGCCCCATGTACAAACCCGACTGTGTAAAGGTCATGCTCACTCCAACTGCAATAGCGGTAGCCACCTCCGCCGCCTTCACACCGATGATACCCGCAGCAGCAAAAGACCCTATGACCAAAGGAGGGGCTGGAGGTACGACCAGCTTGCCATTGACGATACCCGCACCCAGAGTCCCGGCAGCGGCCCCGAGAATCAGCAGGTTGACCGGATTCGCGGTACACCAGGAGAACACCCCAAGACCGATGGCCTCTGTAAGAGGAACCCAACCTATGGTAGGTGGGATGGCACTACTCGAACGGATATTCAGGGCTATTTGACTCGGAACCAAAGGCATCGCTGACCTCCCTATGCTGAACGGATAGCGCCATAATCCACAAGGGTGCAAGATGCGTAAGGCAGCCCAAGAATAGGATCGATAGATTGCCCAGTCATCAAGGGACCCAAACAAGCTGAGGGAGCCCCCAGAAGCAAGGCACTGCTTGAGCGCACTGTCGTCGGACCCCCCGTAGACATCAAGGTGGCTCCAGCCAACCCGGAGAGCGTCTGGGTTCCCACCGCCGCAGTCGAGGAGACGTTCCCGAGCCCTACGGTCGTCGTGGCTCCCGAGGGTGTGATCTTGCAGGAGTTCGTACCCTCCAGGCTCGCAAGCTCTACGTTACCTGCGGTAGACGAGAAGGAGTGGTTGCCTACCAGGATTTCAGAGGCCCAGTCGCCCATCTCGATGGAGGAAGACCGACTCCCGATCTGCATCGTCTCGATGAACTGGTCGGTGTAAGGCACAGCCATCGTTCCGGGATTGCAGATGACATTGTGCTCGTAGCAAGCCCCGTCGAGCGGGCTTCCTCCAGAGTTGGATGTGACCATCCTCTTGGCTGAGGTCACCTCTACCGTAGAGGAGTTCGTGTTACAGTTCTCCCCAGCACCTAATGAAATAGTGCCCTGACTGTTCATTATCAGGTTCCCAATATCACTGAGATCCAACGTCGGGGCGTTGATAGTCACCTTGCGATCCGACTGCATCAGAATGTTGAAAGGGCTGTGGATGTTGATTGCCGGAAGGTCCTCGGTAGCCTCCCCTGCTTCATTAGCTGAAGGTCCGAGACCCTCAGTTGTAGGTGCGCCGCCGAAAATATGAACAGCGTTACCGGGGGAGAGAATCTCCACTCCGTAGGGGCTGTTACCGCCAGCCGTGCCGTGCCCTACAATACGGTAAGAGCCGGGTGATTCGAGGGTCATACCCCCGGAAACACCAATCGTCGTCTGGCCTCCTGTATTGAGTGAGAGCCCATTAGCGAGATTGGCAAACACCTTGCCCGCCTTGTTGACACTGACCCAGGTGTCATCACCGCCATCAATAGGCTTGACCCGAAATAGTGTTGCGGCGTGGTCTTTGAGAGAGTGCCCAACTCCTGACACAAGGCCACTTGAGGTTGGTCTCAATGGAAGACCGTAGAGGGATGCTTCTGAAAACGGATCGTTCCCCACCACCGACCCATACACTACCTCAATAAAGGGGGAGTTTGAGCCTCCCTCCCCCTCTGATTCGGGAAGACGCTCCGCATCAAACCCGTCAGTCTGTTCCGTAACAGGCAGGACGCCGTCTGTTGTGTGCGTCACCTCAATGCGGTACTCCGTCAAGGCATCCGCAAGACCATCGTCTCCCTGGTGCAAGGCTGCGTTGATAGTGGGTTTGGTGCGGGAGTTCGGGGAATACGACATCAACCCCGTCCGGTAAAAGACCTTGCCTCCCTGTGTGGCTGTTGCGTCGCCATCGTGGGCCTTTATGCTGCCACTTCGAGCCCCGCTTTCGGAGATAAAGGCTCCCCAGGTTAGGAAGTTGAAGGGGTCCAAATGAGGTGGGATGTGAGACCCGCTGATGTCCATTCGGAAGTCTGACTTAGTGCCGATCTCCCCGTCCGCATTCGGTGTCCTACGGAAGATGGCTCCTGGTGTGAGCAACCCTGCTTCGTAAGGAATAGGGTCGTCACAATGTGGGCCAACATCCACCGCTTCCACCCCGGCCAGATCGTAGTGGTCCCAGTAAGTGCCATCAGAGAACATCTGTCGTGGCAGGATGTTGGCATCTCGTTGGACCATACCTGCATAAATCCGTGCTCCAGACATGGCATGGAACTGCTGGAGGGACCGCATAACAATGGCCTGATCCTGCTCCCGGAGATGAATCTCATTACCTCGCCGATTCGCTATCATCACCGACTCGTCGAGCACCAAGTCGGACCCTTGGGCAGACGAGCACACAACATTCCCAGGCTCGATCCCACGGGCCTTGAACCGAACACGGTCTGCCATTCCTTCAAGGGCAGCCCGTGCGGCGAGGGAGTCTGACATTTCCCCAGGACCAAAGTCCTGTGCAGGAACCCAGTCCCTCCCCAACCACCAAGGGGCGGGGAAGAAACCAAGAATGTAAGGGTTCCGGGCCATTGCTTGGCCAGAAGAGTTCCCGACCCCCCAACCAAGGAGGCAGAAGTCCCCAACCATAGGCATAGCGCCCATGAAGTGTCGGCGGCCCCCACCTGGGATGGTGATGGGAACCCCGTTGCGGTAGTTCGACTGGGGATCGCGGGTCCCGGTCATGATTTGAACCCGACACCGCATGACCTCATAGTCCACGGCTTGGATCTTGCCGATGCTCAGAGCGTATTGAGAGACACCTGTGTCAGTGTTTGCTTGCCGAGACCGCGCCCCCTCGGCCTTCATTCTCATCTCGCCGCTGGAGACGCTTCCGGCCCCATGAGATTGCGGCCCCGAGCCACCACTTCCGGCTTTTGTTGTAGGTGTCGTCATACTTCCCTCCTATCAAAAGGCCCTGCTGTTTCACAGTACCCTCAAGGTATAAAGAGGGGATTGGTTAGTCTTGGGGCGGCTCTTCGTCTGCGCCAGGAACCCCGCCAGGCGTCGGTTCGGGGCCGTCCTCTGGAGTACCCCAGGTTCCGAAGCTGCCCGCTTCCACATCGTCCCAACTCTTAGTAGCCTGATCCCACAGACCACTGTCCGGGTCCTGCTCTGTTCCTGTAATAGGAGCAAACTGGTCTTCCCAGAAGTCCCCGGAGCCTTCTCCGAACATGACTTCCCAACTATCGAATATGCCGTCCAGTTGTGGGGTTATGTAGGCCGACTCATACTGGCCTCTCAACGCCTGCTGCTCAATGGCCCAATCAACCGACTTCTCTCGTATCTGGTTCATGATCCAGTCTTCGATGGGGCTCTTACCCGCCTCCTCTCCGCCAGATACGACGTAAACGAAGTTCCCTGGGTCAAATGCTTCCAGTTGAACGAAGCTGTCTGTCAACGTCGCATTAGACGCAACCCACGCTTCGGTACTGCCATCATGGTTGAAGGGGGTCAGGTCAGCCAACGTGTAGGCAGCGTTTTGGATCTGTTGAGGCTGCTGTGGCGTGGAGAAGTGGTTGATCAAGCCAAGCATGATGGATTGGGTCCGGGCGGTTACCGCTTCAGCTTCTCCAGCGGATACCTGCCCAGTGTTCCCAATGGCGGAGTTGAGGCTGGTGTATCGGTCGAAGTCAATGTCAAGTCTTGCGAGAACATCCCTGAGTTCATCTGAGTTGAGATTTGAGATTTGTTGAGCAAGGAGGACCAACCGCCGTTTACGAACATCTGCACTGTGGCGACCACTCACACAGGTCTGTGCAAAAGCATCAGCAGCATCAAGGACACCTTCGCTTGTCGTCGCCCGGAAAGGGTCCTGCTCCATCAATGCTTGGAAGGAGTCGGCGTCTGCGACATCCACACCCCTGCCGTAAGCGAAGTTCCCAAAGTGCTCGTATCCATCAGCGTCACTGATAGGGAAAACAGGGCTGGGGATAAAGTCTTGCCGCTGGCCTGCCACACGAGAGAGGAACATGGCGTGGCCACGCCGTCCCGTAGTGTTCGAGACCGCCACTGAACCACCACAAGCGGTGGTGAGGTCTGTGCAGAACGTCACCAGGTTCTGATAAGACTCGATCCCGGAGGTCTCCACCATTCCACGACCACCTGGGAACACCTTTTTCCACATCTCGGCAACCTGAGGAAGAATGTGGGTGTTGATGCGGACGTAGGTCCCCTCAGCGACCAGGTCAGCGATCTTCTCTTTGATTCCTTGGAGTTTTACTCTCGTGACCTCGAAAGGAGGGCTCGTACTTGCGTCAGTGTTATTCCAACGCCCTGTGTAGTAAGCGGTGTCGTTGCCGTTCGAAGCGAAGGTGGCACAGACAAGGCCCATAAAACTCAGAGGGACCGAACCGATGTCCGTTGTAGCGCCATCAACATGGGAACCCCAGTCCTTAGGGTTGGTGAGAAGAACGCCCGTGCTGGTAAACCTCCTGCTGCACCGGAAGGTGGATTTCACTGTGTTCCAGTAGGTTCCGACGGCGTTGCCACGCCTGTTGGTCCACGAAAGCACTTCGCCCAGGACAATACCTCCCGTGTGCGACAAGTACCCGTAGCCAAACCCTGGGATCTCAGGCTTGTTGTCCGTAGTGATATTCGTTCGAGGTGTCATATAAACCGAGTTCCCGCCCGAACTGATCTTGTGGAAAGGGCTGGTAAACCTCTCCCCTGCCAACTGAGCGATCCCTTCTGCCATGTCGGCAGCTATGGTCTCGGTGCCTGAGAACGACGGCAAACGAACATCATTGAGTTGCGAGAGAAACGGTTCCAGAGCCTCCTTGAGAGAGGTGGATGGCCCCGCGCCCCCGAGTGCCTCCAGAATCTTCGACTTGATCCCGGCCTTCGTCTCGGCATTGAGAATGAAACGCGGATAAGTGGACCCAGTGGCCGCAGGCTGAAGCATGTTGTAGGAAAGGCGAGCCTTTGAAAACTCCATCCGCACAATCTTATGCGTCGGCAAGAGGGGGTCAGTAGAATCGGATCGACCGCGCATGATTCGAAAGCCTTTGCAAGCAGCACCTGCGTGCCCTGACGCACCTCCATCAGTCGTCTCAAAGTCCACTAAACCCTTAGAAAGCTCTGTCACATGAGCTGATGCCGACGCGATCTTCGATATGTCGGCATCACAAGATGACATGAATCTGACCCTCTTCGTCATCTCCCCGACTTCAACGTCGGTCTCCGCGTCAGGGTCTGCCTCAGCAGTGATTTCCCCAGAACCTGACGCTACGAACCTCATCGGGGTGTAGGCTTGTTCTGTGGGCTCTGGGTGTGCAGATGAGTAGTACCGATAATATCCTGGTGTGCTGGTGTTACAGAACGAGGCTTTACGGTCTCCCAAGATGTTCAGTATCTGAGCAGAGGATGCTGTTGCAGTATCCACCCTCTCCGGGCTCGTGAGCCCACGAACAATCTTCATCAGGTCGAAGATGCTCGTACCTGTTTGAACATTGGTAGTGACACCGCTTACGGTGGATGAGGTGTGTGCGAGTTGATCGTCCGCCATCCACCCCTCGATGAGTTCTTTACGGAGGTTCAGACTCTCCTGGATCAGCACATCACGGGCAGCTTGACTGCCTCCACCCGAGGAGCGGCTCAGCTCGTCTTGAGCCGTCGCGATCTGAGCACTCCTCTCGGCATACTCGGTGACCTGCTCAAACAGGTTGGATATATCCAAGGCCAACACTCGAACAGAGGAGTTACCTCTTTGGGTGACGAACTGAGCAGGTTCAGAAGTACCACTCAGGATTTCCACAGAGGTTTCGGTCAGCGTGGTGGTGGATGCCCCGGACCCAACCCCTGATACAAAACTGCTATTCCAGGTTGCATTGCCCCAGGTTGCGGGATCGGCTGGGTTTACGTCAGTCCCGCCCGCAATGGTCAACTTGTGGTTGCGGACCAGATACATCAGCACCGTATTGAGGGCTGTGGGTGTAGACAAGTCGGTTACTGTCTCCCCCAAGGCCCAGGTCAAAGGGTTGAGAGTCACCAGGTCGAGGGCCATGACGACATTTGGGAACCCGATCTCCTTGATACCAATCACCCCCGCCAAGCGATTCTCACTCCCGTCAGCACCCATCGTGTACATCGGCTTCCTGAGTGGCAAAGGAGAGAAGTCAGGGCGACCCAGGTCAACCTGGTTGATCCCCCCCGTCCTGGACGTGGTGGCAGGAGGGTTCCATTTCCGTCTTCGAGCAACAAGCTGCAATGTTGACGTGCATTGGCCCCCGTACTGAAACGAGTGGCTCATGTTGTCGATGTAGTAGTAGCAGTCGATGTGCTCTATGTAGATCGGGTATCCACACCTCAACTCAGGGCGCAGGGGGATGGTCAGGCTGGCCGTTTCCATGCTTTTATTGATGACAGCAAGGCGTGCCACCGCAGCCCAAAACGCGGCACGCCCCGAGGCGTAAAAGCTGGCCTCGAAGTCGGACGGCCTCCACCCAAACTGAGCGACCAGTTTGTAGTCTACAAACTGGCCTCGGATACCCCACTCACCCCCAAGCCCCAGCCCATTCATGTTAGAGAACTGCTCGCCTTTGACCGTCATGATCGTCGCTTCAGGCTCGTTCGACTGATACGAAATGGATATGATCTCATGCGGCTTCACTACAAACGCAGGGGTGTTGTTCGTATCCATGTTGTAGAGAGGGGGTTTGAATACCAGGTCGCCATCAACATCTTGGAAGAACTCGTACCCGCACGCCTGAGCCGCCGCGCTCGCAATATCGAGCTTGGACTCATAGGTGGATTCAAAGAGATTGACCGCACCGTAGTTGGAGATGTCTGTAACGTAGGCTTTGAGTTGATGAACAGCAACCGAGGTCGCTGCGGTCTCAGAGCTTCTCCGCTGATAGGTCATAGATTCCTGATCAATAGCGGTGTTCCGAACCACCTCGCCACCCGTGAGTGCAGCAACCTTATTGGCAAACCAGCTCACGGCGTTGACCCCACCAACATCCTGATGGCCAGTCCCACCCGAAACACCACCACGAAGGAAGCGCATGATGTCGTTCGCTCCCTCATTGTCAGACTGAAGAAAAGACCCTTCGTCTGCTGCGGCGGCGGCAGCCAACTGAGCAGAGGACATACGACCAATCATTGCCGTAGCGGCTGAGTTGAACATTGTCCCATCACATCCAAACATGCGAAGACGGTACATGTTGGGACTCCGAAACCGCTGCTCCCAGTACAACTGTGTCATCTCAAACAATGACCCCTCGCCTTGAGCCGTAGGGGCCTGGACATTACCGGAGGAACTCAAAGCCCACGCGATGGCACCCGCAGCACCAGCGGTGTCTCGGTACAACGAATAGATGATCGAGAAAGGTGTCATGTTGGTGTAGTTGTGGCCGACCAGACTCATCCGAAGCTGGGAGCCTGTGGGCCGAGCGCCAAACAACGAGGCGTTCGTGCTCATGTCCATGTACTGCCAGAAATGAAGCATCCCGTTAGCATTCAGTGACGCATCGTAGAACCCGCCACTAAATGAGTGGCTCGCCTGGTTTATTACACCGTGAAAGCAATGGTAGTAGGGTCGAACCGGGAGCTTCTCGAAGTCCTTTAGGTTGTCACTCCCAGAACCAGTTCCCAGCCCCTCGGTGGAGTTCAACGTGACGTAGTCACTGCTCCCCGCGTCAACTCGCACGATGCCAGGTACGGCGTAGTATCCACGAAGGTAGATATGGATCTCCAAGCCTGGTTTCAGCAGGTTGTTGCCCTCGCGGAAGATGGCGCTCCCTGCATGTCTCGGAATCCGTAGGGTGAGGCTCGCGGAAGCCGTTCCAGGCGATGTGCCGTGGTCAACAGACAACTGAGTGATGAAGGGTTGGATGTCGATCCGTTGCGACTCCAAAGACTGTGAACGCAGAGCGGTATCCCCGTTCAGGAAAACCAAAGCATCTGGGGTGTAACGAACAATCTTCTTCTTGTTCGCCCTCCAGGTTCCTGCGTATGGTCTGTCTTCAACGCCCACATCTACTCCTCATCCCAACTACGATACCCATCAGCTTCGCTCCGGGTCGTCTGGGTACTCGTCGTCGGACCCATAGTGCCCATCGCCATCAGCGTCAGGGTTATTGGCGTTACTGAGGGTCCCGGCGTTTCCATCATCTGAGGTCCTACCCCATATCTTGCCCAGGGTGTCCCAGTAGCCCTCGGTTCCATAGCCGGGGTCAATACCATCATGGCGGTCGTCGCCGAAAACGGCGCTGTTGGCGAGGCTCTCGGAAGGGGTGACACCATCAATGCCGAAGTCCCCTGCTGCGGGGTGGTGATAGTCTCTCTCGATGCTTTCCATCTGCATTGTGGCGTTCTCTCCCCAGATGGTGTTTGTGCCCTCCCAAGCCACCATCTCTCCCCAACCAAGCATCTCTCCGTTAGGGCCTCTGGGACCTTCCGCTATCTGAGACGACGGGTTCCCCCTCGCCGGGATGTTCGGTTGGTCCAAAGGTTTGACGTAGTAGGAAGGTTCCTGGTGATCGAGCATCCTCATGACAGTGAAGTCAAAACTGAACTTCAGACCGCCCCGGTTCTTCCCCTCCTCGAAGCTGTACTCAAACTTGTCAAAATGCCCCTCATAGGTGAATCCATCGAACGTGAGGCGGATAGCCCCAATCATGTGGTGGGCCAGTGAGGGGCGGTGATGAGAACTGTTCGCTCGATCCCGGACGTACCCATTGTTCATGTAGATCGTCATCAGGTTCATCAGGTTCTGGTAGGAAGCCGAATACGCTCGGGACGCCTCCTGGTTACCCGACACAGAAGTCGTCTCCTGCTGATCGAAACTGCCAGACATGCCAGATACATCAAAGGTTCCTGAGGAGGAGCCGCCGCCCAACTGAGTAGTTGCGGCATAGAATGCCCCAATCGAACCTGAGATGTTGAGCGTCGGAGGGCTCTCCCCCCACGACTGAAAGATGTACCCGTGACGAGTCCTGTCCGTGAACTGCTGCGCTTTCGTGTAGTTGATAGTCATGTCTGAAGGGTTGATAAGCAGGACCAGGGGAGGGGTTCTGGCTATGGTGATGAGCTGTTCCCAAATGTCCGCACACATGTTGGCTGTAAAGAAAGCCGGGTTGTACTCCCGCAGCGCCTGATTAGAGATGAGAGTGTTCAACGTGCCCATTGTCCTTTGAGTCAGGTCATGGCCCCCAGACACGGATGAGTTCATCCCCACAAGACTGGTCATAACGCCGTTGTCCGTTCTCCAGCCGCCCCACTCGGTCGCCCCAAGGGTCCCGGTCACGACGGACAGGTACTCGTCCGGGGGGTGAACCGTAATGACAAAAGGGGAGTACGTCCTCGTCCTCCGAAGCTCTCCATGTACCGGGTCACCTGGCTGCGCTTCGTACTGCCTCTCGATGTTCCCGTCCACAGAGAGTGCCCCAAACACTTCAGCAGGTTGATGTGGGACTGGGGGGTCCGTAGTGAACGTGCCGCCCAGCAAGCCATCATTGAACTTGACTCCCTGATTTGGGGTTGGCGGCAAGGGCCAGTTCTTTTCCGGGGAGACGTAGCTGAACCCCGTAGCATCAGGATCCTTCAAGGGGATCGGAGGGTCCTCTTCTTTTAGGCGTGCAAGGTACATCATGAGAGCCCACAAGAGCTTCTTCCAGAACTGTTCCCACCAGGAGTCCTCTTCGCGGGTGTCCCAAGAGGTCTTTAGGTTCCCATCTTCGTCATAGAGGTCTGCCGCGTCAGCGTACTTCTCTTCGAAGGCCGCGAGGGCTGCGGCCTTCTCTTCCTCGGTCGGTGCCTCTTTAGGATCCCAAGAGGTCTTTAGGTTCCCATCTTCGTCATAGAGCGGAACCGCATCGCCATACTTGTCGTTGAACGCTGCAAGAGCTGCTGCGACTTCTTCTTCGGTTGGCGGGTCCTTGGGGTCAAAGGAGGTCTTTAGGTTCCCATCTTCATCAACCAACCCGGCGTAGTCATCGTTGTTGATGTGGGTCATCCAGAACAAAATGGCCGAGATGAACTTCTCCAATGGGGTGTCGGGTTCCATCGGGTTCCAAGAGGAGATAGCACCCTCCGCTATCAGAGGGGGTGTCGGAGACGGAGCGCCACCTGTTACGTCCTCTCTGCCGTACCACGCCTTCTCCTCATCCGACATGGACTCCCAGTCTTCCCAAGTGAGCCCGCCTGAGGGTCCGGGAGAACTTGGGTCATAGCCTGCTTCGCCGGAAGGATCAGGGGGGGTGAGACCCGCCCACAAGAACGCCGCCTGCTGCTCATCCGACATCGCAACCCAAGTGTCCCAGTCACAGTCAGCCTCCTCCCCAGGGACCGTCACCTCTGTGCTGGTTACCTTCTCAAATAGGTCCTGCAAGAAAATCTTGAGTAGGTCCAGATTGGAGTAACCCTCCGCTGGCTCCATTGAGGTCCAATGGGCATTCAGCCAGTTCTCCAGGATTGCCATCTCATAGGTCGGGAGCCAGTCCTCAGCCAGAGCGATGACCTCTTCAAGAGTCGAGGCGACCTGAAGCCGAACGTAGAAGTTGCTGATAGCCGAAACCTCAGCCGCTTCCGTGATGGAGTCTGGAAGGGCTGGTGTATCAGGTGGCGCAAATGGTGCATCAGGATCGAAGGGCATCGTTCATCCTCACCATGTGCTTGAGTCCCAGAGACTTGATTCATCTGGGTAGGTCGCGTTGGGGTATGTGTAGTCCGTAGGTTGGGCACCATAGGAGTACAGCGTGTGTCGCTCCCTCTCGACAATGAAGTTGGCTGAGAGTTTGAACTGGTAGGGCTGTTCAGCCGTCTCACTCACAGAGAAAGACTCGAACCACCCCCAGAAGATGTGGTGGTCAAAGGAGAGCTTGACCTGACCGTTCATGATGACGTTGCCGTTGGCATCATAGATGGCCCCGTTGTTATGGAACAGAGCCAAGAGGTCGAGGTACTTGTCATAGGCAATGGTGTCACGGCGGGCTGAGCGCACTTGGTCACCACTCGCTTGCATCGACGTGGGCCTGATGAGGGCATTGATCTCGGCAGGGAGTCCGGTAGAACTGACCACGCCTGTGTACAAACGCATGAACCCACCTGTGGAAGCCTCCAAAGAGATCGTCGCAGGCTGTTCGCCCCAATGCTGTTCGACCCAACCCCCCATAGTCTGAATACGCTCAATGACCTTCTGGCGGCTGATCGAGAAGGTGGTTGGGTTGACGTGAAGGACCATCCTCAAGTCATCTGGGAGAAGACTATTGGTTCGGTCTGGTCCAACGATGTCGAAGATGACAGGACGGATCCCCGCACCAGTTCCAGCGTCCTCGGGGGAGGAAAACGCCGACTTTATGTGATCATGGAAATCCCTTGCCATCTAAACCCCCTACGTTAGCCCATACGCTTGAAGAGCCCTCACGACCATGTCATACGCTCGCTGCTCGTCACCTTTGTTATTGATCATGACTGTAAATGTCCCGCTGCCACCGCCACCGCCAGCACCGCCCCCGTTTGCAAGGGCTCCAATCAGGCGGTCAACTGCACCGCCAGAACGGATACCCATAAGCTCCTCGTTACTCGGCAGGCTCCAGATTTTGCCCGTTCCTGAGCTGTCACCCTGGTAGATGAAATCCTGGGCGTAGCCCATCGACGTGAGTTGGTTTCGGAGACCTTCATCTGGATTGACGTAGGTCCCCCTCTTCGTCACATCAATGTGGTCGTCGGGGTGCTTCTCGAACGCCGCCGCTGCAAGAGTCACCTTGCTCCAGTCTCCGTCCTGGATGTTCGCGCCCATCCTCTGCACGTTGTTGCGGCTGTAACCAAGAGCCTGCGCGAGCTTATTAGCAATCAGGCGCTGTCGAGTCTTTTCTGTCTCTTGCAACTGCTTCCCAATCAGGTCCGCAAACTCAGGAGCAAGATCACGCTTCTGGAAATCCTGCAACCTTCGGTCACGGTTAGCGTTCTCTCTTTGGTGCCGTGTGTAAACGTCCCAAGCGGTCTCCCCGTTGGACAGCGTCAGGCCCTGGAGCTTCTCCGTGAGTTCCTCCCGAGTGGCGGTCATTTCTCCCTCGTCGTTGGTGCCTGACATGACCTCGCCAACAACCGCCCGTATCTTCCGGGCGTCTGCATCGGCATTCAAGGACCCTGTGATCGGATTCGAGTCATTCCCCGCATCAATCGGGAGACCTCGGCTTGTTTCTTTGAGGACGCTTGCCATCAAGGTCCTCGGCACACCATCACCCATGCCCTCACGAGTCTGTTGCAATGCGAACTGCCCGGCGACCTCGTTGGCTTCGGTTCTTGAGTTGGTTGTGACCCTGTCTCCACCGAGGGTATCTTGGATGGATTGCAAGGACTCTCCACCTTGAAAGCGGGCCAGAAGGTCGCCGATGAAATCACCTTGATTCATCCCAGGGGCGGCCATCGCAAAAGTCGGAGTCGGCTGCTGAAGATCGAACGTGCCCCCTGCCATTGCAAGTGACCTCTGATCCAAAGGCGGCGTCTCACCTGGTGTTGGATTAGCGGGCCAGTTGCTTTGGCCGTGGATGTCTATGCCCATACCCGTCATGAGCCGTTGAGAGCCACTGCTCATAACGTCCAGATTGATTATGCCCTGAGCAAGCATGTGCTCAATGACCTGAGCCTGAGTGATGTCAATCCCAGACTGCTCTGCCCACGACTGGAAGTCATCGAACTGGACGCCGGGCGCGTCGGTCATCGAGGTCGTGCCGTCCGGTCCAGTCCAGTTCCCACCCATAGCCATCGCTGCTGCCCCAGGAGGTATAAACTGGCCGTCGATCACCTGCCCGCTTGATATTCGCTGCTCACCTGCATATTCAGTAGTCCCAGCGTCTGACCTGAAAGACGGAAGACCGAGATTGAAACGGCTGTCCCCACTGCCAGCGGGCAGTGGGGTTGTCAGCCCCAAATACTCAGGCACGGGACCCATGTGGCTGTGGCGACCGCTCATATTGGCCCTCTGGTGCGAAATCTGGCTTGCGGTGGCGTTCTCTACGTTCGTAGGTAGGGTCGTGTTGGCTTGTTCCAGGGCGGTTTTATAGGTCGGGGATACGGCTGAGAGCTTGCCCTGAAGGTCCGTATCGCCAGTGGACTGCTGCAAGGCTTGATTGCGATATTGATCTGACATCTCGGAGCCTCGCTCGGCACCAAAGAACTGACCAATAGTCCTCAGTACGGTGTCGGGATTGGCTACGCTGAAGTCCGTGGTTGGGGAGTTGACGCGCTGCTCCGCATCTCGGTAGAGAACCTGGTCTACCCGTACATTTTCTCGTTCGCCCTCAAGAGCCGTTATCTCAGCTTCGATTGCCCTCCTCTTCTCAGGATCTTCCTCCGTTCTCAAACCACGGCGCTTCTCTTGTATCGAGCCCCGTAACGCCCGATCCTGAGTCGCGAGGCCCTCGCTACCTCGTCGTAGCTCTTCGCCAGCCTGCACTCGCGCCGCTCCGTCGTCGTCCTTACCGAAGAGCCAGTTCTTGATGGCTTCCACAGCACCATACAGGCGCTCCATGATCCAACCGATGCCGGACTCCATGTAGTTGCTCAGGGAGAAGGTGTTCTCAGCAATCTCACGAGAGAGGGCCAGGTTCTCGTCAACCATGCCAGCGGCCACAGCGTCGTCCATCGTCGATCCAATCGCTTGAACGAAACCCTCACGAGCCCGTTCGCTTCCGGCATCGCTCATTGCCACCGCATCGCCAGCAGCGTTGGTGTCCACCAACGCTACGGCGGTGGCACCTGCCACCGCTTGGGGCAGGTCATCCACGATAGCACCCGCTACGAACTGACCATTTTCGTTGATGAATCCGCCGAACTGAGCGATTTGCTCCCTCATTGTCTGGTCGGTCACCTCGGTCTGCTCCAGTGCGATCCTTTGGAGTTCCTGGAAATCACCGTCCATCTGTTGGGACAACCGTCTCATCACCCGTAACTGCTCTCCACTGATTCCCGTGGAGCTTTCGACTGCGGCAAGTTGAACAGCAGAGAGTTCGTAAAGCTCCTTACCGGGGAACAGCGTCTTTGCCGAGTTCATCATCATGTTCATGACACCACCCATGTCCAAGTCATCGAGGTGGGCAGCCATGTTGGTCAGCCCACCCTCAGAACCTTGGGCAAGGTTCACAAGCGTCTGCAACTGACGAGTCATCTCATCGTTGGTTTGGACCACTAAGGTCTTATCGTCTCTCTCAACTGTTCGTGCGGTAGCGCCCTCAAAAGCGGAGATCAACTGGGCCTGCTCCCTGCCTGAGGTAGCAGCGATGGCCTGAGCAAGATCGTCCGCAGACGATCCGCTAAACCCGGTCAGGCCAATCTGGTCGCCAAGGGCTGCATAATCAACCGTCCCGGCGGACCCGCCCGAGTCGTTTTGGGCTCGAACCCAGTCCGGGGTCGTGGTCTTGTCTCGGGAGTCTCCTCCCAACTGTCCAGCATTGGCAGCTTCCTGCATCTTCGTACCGAACGAGTTGGCGGTATTCTCGCGACTCCGGGTCATGATTCTTTTAGTTCGCTTGGTGCCTGTCAACTTGACCCTCTTGATGCGGTCCTGCATGGACTCGTTCACGAAGCCCTTACCAAGGGTATCGAGGAAGTCACCGCCCACCTTCGATCCGAGAATCTTACCGATACGGACCAACAGGGCTGCGGCCTCACTGAGACGGACGTTGTACATCGACATACCGGACGTTGCCTGAATGACCATCGAGAAGAAACGCTTGACACCAAACCCCGACTCTTGGGCGTGCTTGGTGACTTCAGCGAAGCGCGTGGCCACACCTTCAATAGTCAGCCCGAGGTCCTCCATGTAGCTCGCCATGTCGGTGGCCACCTTCGCCGAGTTCTCCCCCAATAGGCGAGAATAGGCCAGGGCATGAGAGGTCGCCCTGCCGTAATCCCGCATCGCTTGTTCAGAGTTCTCGATGTTGACCGTCATCTCCCTTAGCATGACGCCCGCTTCCCCGAAGGCCCCGACGATCCGAATCTGTTCATCAGCCATTGCACCAAGAGCCCATTGGTTATCAACGGCTGCTTTACGCATGTCGCGCAAAGACTTGGCTACCTGACCGAAACCCCCAGCGGCCATTTCGGCTGCACCATGCGTATTGAGGATCTCCTTGTTCAGTTCAAACGCCTTGTCTTGAACCGCACCAATAGCTTTCACGAGCCCAATCACAGCCGTGGCGACACCTCCAATGACCAGCAGTGCAGGCCCGAGCTTCGTCATCACCTTGCCGACACCACCGAGCAGCTTCCCAGCCTTGCCGCCCATAGCCTTCCCGGCATTCATCGCGCCCTTGCCGCCCTTTTTCATGCCTCCGCCCATGCCCTTGAAGATGCCCCCCAAGTCACCGCTCTTGATATTGCCGATAAGGTTCTCAGCAGCCTTTCCGAACCCCTCTGCGGTCTCTGTGGTGATCTTGGCCATCCCCTTCTGCATGAACTCAAGGTGGGACTTCTGCGCGTCTTGTAGGTCCTTTTCCCCCTTCAACCTGAGGTCGATTTCCTGCTGGGCGGACTTGATCTTCGCCTTGTGCTCCTTGACCAACCTCTCCATCTTGTCTCGATGGGTCTTCTTGAGGAAGTCCTTCGACAACGCCTCGTTGTATCGAGCGATCTTGGCTACGGACTCCATCATCTGGGATCGGTACTGTTTCTCTACCTTGGCGATGCCTTGAAGATCGAAGTCAATGTCGAGCTTGGCGGCGGTACGGAGCAACCCAGCAAACTTCTCACCTACCTTGGTGAAGCCCTGGTCCATCTTGACGTAGTCGATGGAGGACACTGCGTTTGAAGCGGCTTTGGTGAGGTCGCTCTGAAACTTATCCAGACCACCCGCCTCAATCTGAATGACTGCGTCAATGACGGTTTTCATCAGTCATCCTCTCGGGCAGTCGGCTTTCGGCTCCGAATCTGTTCCTGAAGCGGGGTTTTGGGCTGCGGCCTCTTCTCGACAAGGGAATCCCCGTCGGACTCCAGGTTCCCATCCTTGATCTCCGCATGAACCCAGCGGTCGAAGGCTCTTTCCCTCCGACTTGGTCCCTCCGCGATTTTTCTGATTCCCGGTTGTTCCATGTTGTCCCCTCGCTCAACCATCATCTGTTGTATCTGATTGAGGGAATATCCAACTACGGACGGACGATGTGGGTCCCAACCCATCTTAGCGACGGCGGCCTCGGCCTCGCGACGAACAAGATCAAGGCGCTGCTCCCGCTCCGCCTTCTCCCGAACCATCTTCTCTTGAATGTTCTGTTTGTAATCACTCACAACCGTGTCGTGGCGGTCCTCCTTGCCAGTCACCCAGCGGTGCATCTCTTCCATCAACTCTTCAGCCGTATGGGCCTGGAAGACTTCATCCCGGAAGGCCAACTCATTGGCCAGTTGACCGTCCTCCGTGAGAACACCACACGAGCGGTAGTAAGCGTCGTCCATCATTCGTTGACGGTCGTTCTTGAGCTTGTCGGCCTCTGTTTGGTCTCGCGTCTCTATCTTCTTCATCGCCTTGGGTGCATGGGGGGCCATCCCTTGTTTGCACAGCAACCAGGCGTACTGGTTGTCCAGACGTTGGTCCTCACCTTCATTGAAAGCCCTCCAAAGCCTCTGGACCATGTTTGAACCCAGGAACTCGGTTTCGAAACCTGTGTCTTTACGACCATAAGGAGGCGGCCCTAAAGACTTCCACAACTCCCTGGACTCAAGCTCCATGCAAAACCCGAAGCACATCGTATAAGCCTGTTGGGTCCTGATAATGAGACCCAAGGTGACCATGAACAACGTCTGCTGAATCAGCTTTGGAAATAGCTTGAAGATTTCGTAGGTTTCGGCTTCCTGGTGGACATCAGGATTTAGGAAAACCTTCCCGTCAATGGCCCAGATGCTCCTCAGGGTTAGACGGTCGGACCAATCCTCTCTGCCCTCTCCCCATACCCAACGCATGTAGTCGATGTCCGAAGAGAGGGGACTCCGAACACAGATTATGTGGTCTCCTATCCGAACGCGAGCGGTCAGGAACCCAGGGTAGATGAGGGTACGAAGATCCTCCCAATGGGGATAGCGAACTTCCGGTGTAGTTACCGGGAGGGAGGTAGCCATAAGCTACTCACCGCTTCGGAGGAACAAACTTAGGATTGCGTCCGTCAGTGGATTCTTCCGACTCTTCCGGCTGGTTTGGATGGGAAGCAGAGGAGGGGTCAAAAACCTTGACAGGTGACTTCTTGTCCTGGGTGTTAGAAGCATCGTAAGCGCCTTGGTGGGGAGGGCCTGCGCGGCGAGACCGCATCTTCTGGAGCCGTTCCGTCTCGGCTGCGGCTGCGTTAGCGAGACCCTCCGAATCACCCGAGTCCACCCAACCTTCGTTCAATGGAGGGGGTCCAATGTTGCCCCCTCGGGCAGTGATCACCTCGTCCACAGGTTCCTGGGGCTGGGGGTCTTCTCCGCTCTTGATACCCTCAGAGGAAGGCCCACGGACCCACCCCGAACCACTCCGATTCTCCAATGACTCAGCAGCGGGATGCTCGAAATCTTCGGGGAGTGTGCTCTTCGTTGGTTCAGGTGGGAGAGGGGAGCCCGTTACTGGGAGGATGGGTCTCCGACCGCCTGTTTCGGCGGTGGGGGTGTCTTCGGAAAACGAGGTTTCAGCTTTGGGCTCAGCTTTGGGCTCAGCTTTGGGCTCAGCTTTGGGCTCTTCAGAGCCGACCAGACCGACTGTCTGGAGAGCCGCTACATGGCCGGGCGTCTTGATCTGGTTCTTCTCTCTTGCAAGACGAAGGTCTTCCAACCTGTCGATACGTCCCTGCAACCGAGAAATCTCCGCATCAAGATCGACAGGTTCGAACTCGATGAGCTGGGAGACCTCGATCTCTTGCCGCTCCATCATCTCACCGAACTTGCGGAAGATGGCATCCAGGAGAGGCCGTGCGAAGGTCTTCAGGACATCACGCAGGGCCAGGTGCTTAGCCACCTTGACGGCAACGCCGTTTGGGAGCACCTCCCCGGTCTCAATGTAATCAAGACCTCGAAGGTTCTGGTCTCCTATCTGAACGAGGGAATGGGACAAGCAGCCTGTCTTGAACCTGTCGAGGTAAAGGATGCCTGAAGCGTTGTCGTCATCGCCCTCAACAGCCGAGGCTGCCCAACGCTGGACTTCAACTTCCTGGTCTGGAACCAGAGGAATGATGACGACGTGGAGACCCTCCACATCGAACTCTTCTTCCTTCAACCCCAACCCACAAATGGGCTGGAATGCCTTTCTTAGGGACTCAACACTTAGCATCGCGCCACTCTCCTTTTGATGAGGACCTGCCCATCAAGATACAGGGAACGGGTCCTGCGGGACTATACCCACAGGTCCGTTACCCGGTATCGTCAAGAGAGCTACGTCCCAGGGACGGTAGTGACCGCGTCTTGGCTCGCCATCGAACCTGAACCAAACGCACCTTCGCCCGAGCCGCCGTAACGGATAGAACCAAGCTGGCCGATGGTCGGGTCGTTACCTGTCGCCATGAACTCGCCGTAGTAAGAAGCGAAGTCGTGAGTGTCAGAGACCGTCACGTCGCCTGTCTCCATGATCATGCCCGCGTCCTTGGCAAAGCTGGCACCCCAAGAGGTGAACCAACATGCCTCGTACATGGTGATGATGGCAGAGTGACCACGACCATTATCCGCAGTGGCCGTTTCTGATGGTGTTGCGGCATGGGCTTCCGTCTGCCCGGATTCCCACCAACCAGCACCCGCGTCGTCACCGGGGACAGACTGGGTCGTCTGAGCATACTGAACCTGCTTGACGCCGCCATCGAACTTACCACCGGAGCTACCGTAGCCCTTGTTGGCCTTGCCCAAGTCCCAGTCGGAGAGAGTAGAGAACACCAACTGTTGCTCGATGTCGAACGGCCAGCGGTGATGAGCGAGAGAGCGGACAGGACCGTCAATACCAGCGGCGTAACCAGTGGCCTGCCAGAGGTTGCAGAGGTAGAGGAGCGCCCGCTCGAAGGAGCCCGTCGTAGGCTCCGTCACACTGGGGACCAACTCAGCGACCTGGTCTCCGAAGCCAATCCCACGGACGGGCTCAACGGAACGACTCTGACTCGGGGCGAAGGACGAAAGAACGCCCATTTGCCAGAGAGCCGTGTTGTCTCCGTAGACGGGGGCCAAAATACGGACCTTCTGAGACACCGCTGTGCGGGTGTTCGGCGAAGTGCCGTAATCGTATAGATAGCTTTGGCCTTGTAGGCCATGTGCCGGGGTTTTGTCGCTGTTCGATGCCATTTGGACCTCCTGGAGTTCTTGACCTCTACTGATAGGGCGAAGGTATAGGGGGGCAACCGAAGCCGAGGACACCTCACCCCACCCCTAAGCAAAGTATAGGGCAGATACCGTCTGAAGGGGGGTGCGCTTTCCCAGGTCGCCCGTAGACCTGATGAACACACGGGGGACACCCCCCAGGAGGAGGATGCCTTATCAATATAGTAAGTCCTGGCCTCAGGGATCATCACGAGCCTGAAGCCATAAACCTGACGCCTTGTAGTGGGTAGGGGAACGAAGTCAGGCTGGACACCTAAGCTACTGCACTTGCCTTTCCAAACGCTCACCCCAGCAGGTGAGATAAGGAAGGACTGGGACCCGGAAAGAGAGCCGAAAAAGGGCGTCCGGCAAGTGTACATGACCGTGAGAGCCGTGAGCCTGCGAAGTCCATGCTGATAGGACGGAGGCAACCCGGTCAATGCTCTGAAGGGGTGGGAGTCCCCAAGTTGGTTAGACTGGACGGATGGCTGGTTGAACCCCGCGCAAACAAAAGCCCCCACTGCCGAGAGGCGGTGGAGGCTTTTGTCGTTTCAGTCTGCGGGCTGGCTTAGAGCTGGCTACGCAAGTTGAAGTTGAGAACGATGTACAACAGCGGGAAGACTGGCTGATAGAAAGCCTCCATGTTCGCCAACGTCGGGTCATCTGAGGAGACGGTCGCCTTCACACCCGTGTAGTTCGTGACGATCTGCGCTGCAATCATGCGCTGGAACATCATGCAGAGGTTCCCCTCAAGCTGAGAAAGGATACCAGGCAGGAACTTCACGCCGATGTAGTTCTGCAACGCTGCACGAGAACTCTGCTGTACCAGGTCTACGATCTGAACAACCGTAGGCGTTTTGGTAAGCACATCGGTCATGTCCGATGAGAGACCGTGGCGAACCTGAATCATGCCCGCCTTGTTCTCACAAACCGAGATACCTGCCGAAGCGACCTGATTCATGGCTACGGCATCCATCTTACGAGCCAGACCATTCGTACCCACCAGACGGGTTCCCGTCCAAGGGGTCGCAACGTCCCGGTTGGAACTCAACTGCCGAGCCGCCATCATGCACGCCAGGTAGCGTCCGTCGATAAGAGACTCCGTGTCGTTGCCCAAGTAGTCCGTAGTCGTCACGGTCATCATGTCCGGGTACATGAACCTAACCCGCCAGTCCCCAGCGCCTCCATTGAGGGCAGAGACAAGAGCAGCGGCCTCTGAAGGCTGCGTACCCGCCGAGAACCCAAGAAGGGTAGTCCGCTCTGCGTGGTGAGCAATGTCCGACTGAATCGTACAGTGCTCACTGAGATACTGTGCCATATCCAAGGAAGCCGGAACCAGAGGAAGCAGAAGGGCGGGGCGAATCCCACCCGGAAGCATCCCCTCCAACTCGTCGATGGCATTCAAGTAAGAGGACTCTGGAGCGTTGGTTTGACCAGGAGTCTTCAGAACCTGCTTGACCCCGATGGCACCCGCGCCATTGAGCATCATCAAGTAAGAAGCCAGGCTCACTGGAGCATCAGGCCCAGTCGCTCCGTAGCTGTCCTCCAAGACCTGGAGCTTAGTGAAAATCTTCGGAGTGAAGTCACGCTTCTGGAAGGTGTAGGTCACATAGTAGGACTGGTTGTTGGCAGGTTCCTTCTCGTTGGCCCCGCGCTTGTAGGTCTCAATCGAAACCGTATCTCCAACCTCCACCCCAGCGGTGTTGGCAACCCAGGTCCACAGACCCGGAATAGCGGTGACCGGGTTGTTGGCGTCACAGACACCCTCTCCCCGAACCGTCATGTTGTAGGTTGCCGTAGCGCCCGTGTCGTAGTTTCCAGCGCCGTCACGTTCGAGGATGGTGAAGGTCAAGCAAGTCACAGAGTCTGTGTAGGTCTGACCAACAACACCATCAGAACCGCCTCCACCCGCTGAGAGCAAGGAGTCGTTTGCTGACCCGGAGCCGTTGGGGTTCGAGGAGGAGACAATGAAGCCAGACCGACCAGCCTCACCGACAGCCCCTTCACCATCTTCCACAAGGAGACCAGATCCGCTAAGGATTGCGTTGCCTCCATCGCAAGCGATATTGGAAGCCGTGCCATGAGACAAGGTTGCGAGGAAAACAGTCTCCGCACCCGCGTCGTCTGACTGTGCCAAGGCCAAGGCCAAGGCCCCGTAACCACCAGCGAAGTCGATGACCCCAGAATCCCCAACGATGCCCTGCATGTTGAGATCGACGCCCTCGGCAGCCTGGATAGCTCCAGCAAGAGCCCCCGCAGCCACAGCAGTTCGAGAGGCGCTGGACTCAAGTCCCAGATCAGCGTGGGCGTTGCCTGAGTCTTCCGTGATGGACACGCTCGACCCAGAGCCACCTGTGACGCTGCTAATGCGAAGGGCAGCGCCCTCTTGCATCACAACTCCCGCAGTGATTACGTCCGCCGCTGCGGAGTAGCCCGTTTGGGCCACAATCGCGGCGATGATCTGACC